ACGATCAAGCGCCTGGCGATCCAAAGATACCTCTAACATCAGAAAATCCAAACACATATCGCTCACGTGCTTTATATCTTACGTTGCCTGTCTCAAAATCACCCTCAAAAGCGGTCTTGATGTTGACACGTTGGAACATCTTCATGCCGTTAGGCGCGTCGGTCTTGATGAAGAACGCGTCTGGATCGGTCAAGTAGTGGTTCACAGTGTAGCCCTGAGGAACCATGCCCATGTTGCGGATAGCGTTGATGTCGTTATCTGCTGTACCAACACGCAGAGTTGACTTCAAGATGCGATCAGCGGTGAACTGAAGCTCTTTAGGGATGATCAACTTCATGCCTTGAACCGAGATCTTCAAACCACGCTCATCGGTGAACGCGGAGATGTCGATCAGGGCTTGCTCAAGAGAAGTCTCGCTTAGGTCAGCAGCAACAGCCAACTCGTTACGCAGGTCAGGACCGCCCAAGGTTGGGTGGTCAGTTGCGCACAGAGGCTTTCCGTCACCACCTAAGGAGGTCGTGAAGGCACCGTTCAAGATCGAAGCGGCTTTGATCTGCTTGGTGGTTGCCATTGAACGTGCCAAGGCTTTGGTGTAACGCGAAGCCAAGCGGTCATAGAGGTTGTCCTCAATGGCCTCTTCGGTCAACGAGAAAGCCAAAGAGATGGTCTCGTGGGTGTAGCGTGAGGTGTAGACTTCTTGTGCTTGGTCGTATGTAACGCCAGCGCCTTCGGTCTTAACAGCAGCCTCACCAAAACCTGAGAGCATCACTTCTTCTTCGAATGCACGGTCAGAACTCTCTTCGTCATAGATTTCTGCGTGCTCGTTCTCGTAGCCTTTGTACTCCAGTCCAAACAAAGCGTTAAGACCTGGCTCGAGTTCTTTTACTAACTGGGAACGTGAAATAGCCATGATTAGGCTCCTTGTCCAGCAACACCAGCACTACCGTACAAGTGTTCGTTAATCTTAACCACTACCACGACATTGTTCTCCCCAGCCTCGTTAGCAGGCGTGCTCAAAAAGCCAACGATTTTCAGGTTCAATGCAGCGGTATTGGCGACGGTTGAGGAGTCAAGCTCCATGGCCGAGACGCCTGTGACAGTGCTACCCGTACCGACAACAACGTCAGCGTTCTTGCCAATATCGGCTTGAACAACGTCTTCGTCAGCTTGGATGGTAAACAACTGGTTAGGATCGTCAATCACGTCAGCAATGATCTTGCCTTGAGTGATGTTGACTGAACCAGGGTAGTAGTTGCTAAAGGTTGGTTTGCCTGTGGTGGGGTCAACATAGTTACATCCGTTGAACACGCCGACTGCTGCGGTATGCGATGCAGGGTCAAACTGAACCAAGTAGCCGTCAAAGACGGTGACGAGGTCACCTTGGAAGATTGCTCCGGACTGGTTGTCTTGGATTTCGTAACCGAACTGCTTTTGACCGCCGGTGGCGGAAAGGTTACCAAGAGCTCGCAGACCAAAGGCTTTATCAATGTTAGCCATTTGTCATTCCTTAAAAAGATTACTTTTCGGACCCTTTGTCTCGAAAAGATACTTGTGATTGTCTTTGTGGAGTGTTGATCCGCATGGTCGAATGGGCATTCGACTTTAGCATTTCATTGTCCACGGACTGAAGCTGGTCATGGGTGCGAGATGCGTAATACGCGTTTCGCTCGTTAGCCGTCTCCTCAGGAATCTTCGCCAACAACAGACCTCCCACGCTGAGCACACCAGCATGTCGGCCGTCTTCTACGCTTGGAGATTGAAAGTCGGGGTGATCCTCGCCGCGCACCAACTCGTAGCCTTCACGTAGTTTTGATGCAACATTGATACGATCATCCTGACCTCCGGCTTCCGCACGGATCCAGCGATGTTTAAACCCAGGAGGCGCAGGCGGCGCATCCAACCGTGAGGGAGGAGTCCATGGTTTACGGCGCGCAGTGGTTTCGCGAGAACTTTCTTCACGGCTACTGCGATTTAACTTAGGCACGTTTGTGTCGCTCATGGTACTACTCCTTAACGTATTTGGCGTATTCCTCTAGCGGAACACCCAATCTTTTTGCAATCGCAACTTGGCTCGGTGAGAGCTTAACGCTGCGGCGTGCTTTATTAACTCCAGATGATCTGGAAGCAGGCGCAACCGTTTGCACGGGCCGGTTGGCACTGTTCGAGGTGGGCGCACTTCCAGCAAACTTGTGCGGGAAGGACGTACGCATCCTACGATCTAACTCATCATAATACTCATCGGACGTGGGGTCAAATTTTTCGTCACGAACCAATTGTATATGAATTCCTTGTGCTGCATGTGTCATGGGAACATCTTTCCCGAACCACTCGTTGCGTTCAGCCCAGTCCTCTGCTTTCGGATCTGGCTCTGCGCGACGTTGCGTAGGGGCTTGTTGTTGATAGGTTTGTTGCGGCTGGGCTTGGACTGCCTGGCTTTGGCGGTAGGTTTCTGCATCCGTCATGCGACGCTGATCATAGTATGCCGAGGTCAAACGCTCTTGAGCTTCGGTCTCGGTGTCAATGTCGCCTTCTTCGCGCGCCTTTCGGATGATTTGCTTAAGCGTAGCAATTTCCGTTTGCAAACGACCTTGTGTGGCCACAACTCGTTCTTGATCCGTTTTCTTAAACCGATCCTCAAGTTGAGCCGCCTTTTGTTGCACATTCCGTGCATACGCAATCGCGGCCTCTTCACGACGCTGGGTCTCACGCAAACGAGCGGTTAGCTTGTCTATGCGTTTCTGAACCTTGTTGCTGTACTCGTCAAGCTCTTCTTCCTGCGGCTCAGCAACGTTTGACTCGGGGGCCTCGGTTTCTGTTCCTTTAGGCGTTACTGCTGTACTTTCCTCGTTGACTTCGACTAACGTTTCTTTCTCGTCAGCGCCAACATCATATTCAAGTTCTTCGGTAGACATGGTTTACTCCTTAAGCAATATGCAAGACGTCTTCAGGGTTGTTAACAACCCCTAGGATTTCGTCATCGTTTAACAACCTGATTTCACCACCGTCAATGGCAATACGAGCGCCTGCGTAACGACCAAACAAGATCCAATCCCCTTCTTTACACCAAGGGCCTTGGGGAAACTTGTCTTGATCGGCGTAGGCTAGAGGGCCCACTTTAAGTACGTAACCACACGTGGTGGCTAGTTGCGTACGTTTCTGGGTTTCTTCGGCAAGGATGATGCCGCTCTTGGTCTTTTCGGAACCGCGATAAGGCAGGATTGCAAGCCGCCAACCCGTTGGTGTAGGGATACGGTCAAGGACTTCTTGCCCGAGACCCTCTGGCTCGAAGTTACCGCTCTCATCATAAGCATCAGACAAAGAAGGCTGTGCCTCTTCTTTTTCCTTTTGCCACTTACGCTCTAGCTCGGTCATAGGCGCATCTACTGCTGGTTCCATTGGAAACCTCCTCTCTGGTTAAAAATTACGTTCGGACTCTTTAATCATGTTCTTGACCAAGTCTTCAGTCATCTTTAAGCCTTCGAGACGCCCCATCATGAACCGATACCGCTCCATATTGGCGATGGTGCCGTTGAGCACGATGGCTTCAGAATCTTCCTGTAGCCGACGAATCTCTTTTAGCATTGTCTCTGCAAATTCAAGCATGGATAATCCCCATGTAAAAGCAGACGGATTAGCCCCGTCTGAAGGCTTAAAGCTCTAACAAATTCTGGTTGACTTCTTTCTTGTAACGCGCCCTTGTCCGCGGGCCGTGACCATTCCACCTTTCTTAAAGCCAGGTGTGTCCAAACGCTTTGCTTCGCGCTCGGCTTTGGTTGTTTTCTTTTCGCGCTCTATGGCACGTAAAAGTTGCTCCTTGGACATTGACTCTTTTGCCATGTTACGCATGGCTTCTTCAGAAGCGGTACCAGCAACGGGGTTACGCTTGCTTGGGGCAAGCATTTCCTTGATACGCCTTAGCATGGAGGGCGTCATTTCTTTGTCAGACTCCATTTCCCGCTTCATCTCGCGCTCACGCACACGTTGCGCGGCTAACTGAGCATCCGTGCGGGGTTTCTTGTCTGAGTCTTTTTTGACCATCTTGCTGGTTGCCATGACTAATCCTTAGTAAATTTTAACGGGGTAGTTGCCATCACGTTTCTTCACGGTGCGGGCAGCTCCTGAGGAGCCAGAGGACTTCTTGTTTTTTTCACGAGAAGATTTGATTTTTTCCTTGATGCTGTCAGTGGTGTACTTAACAGGCTTGACGGTCTTACGCATCGCTTTGACCTCCTTCATTATTTTGCATGTTTTGTTGCAAAACTTCAACACGCTCACGTCCGACCTGAGCCCGTAGCTGTGCGATTTCCTCTTGCGATTGAATTCGAGCTTGCACGTTTTGCTGATCTTGTTGCAGCTTTTGCGCGTCCAACTGCAACTTGGCCTGATCGACTTGTGCATCTTGTTGCTGTTCTTGAGCACGAAGCTGTAGCTCTTGTTCTTTGAGCGCCACAACAGGATCGGCTTCGCCACCTGCGCCACCTGCCAACTGGTCTTGCATCGTGCGCACTTCTTGTAGGTACTGCGCAATCAACAAGGCAGTCATGCCCTCACGCTGGATGTCAGACACCTTGCTCTTAGGATCAACGCCGTATTGTTGGAAGAGCTGGACTTCAACGTCCTCTTCAGCCTTGAGCCTGACGTGTTCCAAGATATGCTTTTGCAAAGTTGTTGCCGCTAAGGGGTTTGCAGCTAGCAAGGGACTTAGTCCTGCCATCAGGTGCGCAGAGATATGGGCGTCGTGCTGTTGACCAGCAAAGGCTTTTAGCTCCATGCCGTCTAAGACGTCAGCGTTTTCTGTAGCAGGGTCTTTTGGCATCTGTGTGTTTTGTGGACGCAAGATACCGTCAATGTCGCGCACGTTCAACGCCGCATAAACACGGTAGTACGCCTCGTACATGTTATGCATCTGAGGCGCAGACTGTGCTAACTCCAACTGCGTTTGCGCTAACATCAGCCGCTGAGCGGTCGAGAAGATGTTGGGGTCGGC